TAACTGAAGCTTACGGTACCCAACTACCTAAAAGGCAGGTACCGCAAGACTACGAAAAATAAAGCGATTTACGCAGACAATTTCGTACGGTAAGGCGAAAATTAACTTACAAACGTTAGGTCATATGTGCTACGCCCGCTAGGGCATTCGGAAAACGACCCAGAGGAAAAAAGGATATAAGCATGTCAGATACTGCGGAAACAATGGCAACTGCTTTTGAAGCAGAAGCCGGAACAGCTCCAGTAGTAAATGTGTCGGACGTTGACGCGTCGACTGTTATTACGAGCACTGAGAAAGTAAATGCAAGACAGCCAAAGTTTTACACGGAGGATGATCTAGCTAAAGTGCGTTCTCAGGAAAAGGAAAAGCTTTACCCTCAGATCGAATCTCTGAAGGAAGAGCTAAACTCAATTCGTAAAGAAAAAGAAGAAGAAGCAGCTCGCAAAGAAGCTGAAGCGCAAGCTTTAGCTGAAAAGGCAAAACAAGAAGCATTATCAGAATTGGATGCAAAATCCTATGCTGATGCTCGCCTTTCTGAGTTGCAAGAGCAGTTGGAGCGTGAGCGTCAAGAACGTGAACGAGCCCTCGCTCTTCTGGAGCGCGAAAAGACTTTTGCAGATCTTCAGGCTTATCGCCAGCAAGTACTAGAACAAGAGCGCGACAACATCATTCCAGAACTAGTTGATCTAATCGCAGGTAATACCCGCGAAGAAATCCAAGCTAGTGTTGAAGGATTGAAGGAGCGCTCAGCTCGTATTCTTGAATCGGCTCAGTCTGCAATGCAGACCGCCAGAAAAGAAATGACTGGCACAAGGGCAACCTTGCCGCCAGCCGGACCATTGGAAACTAATTCGGAGCAACGTCAGTTAACGGCTGAAGAAATTCAGTCTCTGTCCATGAACGATTACGCCAAATATAGAGAACGACTATTGAGCCCTTCGGCTCGTGGGAAGTCTCGCGGACTGTTCGGGTAATCCCCAATCCAAATCCAACTAAGGAGTCAAATTTAAATGGCATCAGGAATCACAGGTACCGGTAATCTAGCCGCTGCCCCTACAGCCTACTCGGGTACAAATACCCAATTGACTCAAGCGATTCAGACGATCTGGTCCAAGGAAATTCTTTTCCAGGCCATGCCAATCCTTCGCTTTGAGCAATTTGCAGTAAAGAAGACCGAACTAGGTGTTGCACCTGGTCTTCAAATCAACTTCATGCGTTACAACAACCTCGGCTTCGCAAGTGGCCTTGTTGAAGGTGTACGTATGCAGACCAACGCATTGACAGCACAACAGTTCTCAATCACAGTGTCTGAGCATGGTTATGCTCTTGCTGTTTCTGAGCTATTGCTCAATGCTTCATTTGATGACGTAATGGCTTCAGCCTCACGTCTTCTTGGTCGTAACATGGCGATCTATCTAGATCAGCTTTCACGCGACACACTCTACGCAGCAACCTCAACAATCTATGGTGAAGACCGCACTAACATGCTTGCTATCACCAACGGAACTGGTACTTTCAACCAGTACGCATATGGTACAAATGGATCAAGCCGTGCTTCAATGACCGGTAACTTCAGCCTCACTCCACGTACCGTTAAGGATGCTGTTGAGACACTCTCAACCAAGAACATTCCACGGTTGGGCGAAACTTATGTTTGCTTCGTCCACCCACACCAGAGCCGTAAGCTTCGTGATACCGCTGAGTTCATTGAAGTAACTAAGTACGCTGCTCCTGGTAACTTCATGCTCGGTGAAATTGGTCGTCTATACGACACAGTATTCATTGAGACCACACAGGTTCGCAAGGTTGTTGGTGGTGCTGGTACTAACTACACCGCTGATACAGCTGTTGCTAACCCAACCGTTACACCTGGCGGAGGTTACATCACTCCTGCACAGTTCACCGGTAACGGACAATCTGACCGCTATGACGCTATCTTCATTGGAGATAACGCATTCGGTCACGCAATCTCTCTTCCAGTCGAGCTCCGCGATGGCGGTATCCTTGACTTCGGTCGTGAGCATGCTCTTGCTTGGTACTCAATCTTCGGTCTTGGCCTCATCACTGATCAGGCTGTTATCGTTGCTGAAACCAACTAAAAACTAAATACGGCGACCTGGGCATGTCCTTAAACTGCCCACTTTAACAGTCACTAACCCGGAGGATCCAAATGGCAAGTAAAGTAAAGCCGACCGATGTTACAGGTCGTGCACGTGAAGAGGCTCTTGCAGCAAACGCTGAAGTCCTAGCTCAACGTGCTGGAGAAATGTCAATGGCAACTGCTGCTGCTAAAGCACAGCTTGATCAGGCTATTGATGCAACTAAACCTGATCGACAAGTAGTTATTGTTGATGAAGCAGTCAAAGTAGGCGAGCAGGTTGACACTATTGAGATTCGTGTCGTAGAAGACATTGAAAACATGACTCTCGGTGCGGGCAACAATTACAGCTTTAAGGCAGGTCAAAAGTACTCTGTCACTAAGGCAGTAGCTCAACACCTTAAAGAAAAAGGCTACTTAGCCGCTGCTATCTAACCAGTAATAATCGGAGCGGCGGGCACATAGTTGCCCGCTTCTTCGTTTGTAAGGATTTTTTAATACTGGTCACCTACCATTATGTAGGCGATGTTAGGAGTGGTTAGTGGCTGTAATAGCAGACATTCTTTATAGAGTTCGCCTTGAATTAGGTGACCTAGAAAAAGCATTTAACTGGTCCGATACAGGCGATGGATCCACAAAGGTCTATGACCTACGCGTTAAGCCAGTAGATCCGGCCACCCTTGTTGTAACAGTCAACAACACCCCCGTAACCCAGCCATCTGGCTACACCGTCCAAGCCGATCACGGAATCATTACCTTTGCTTCAGCGCCGGGTAATAACACAACCATCAGAGTATCTGGTACCCACTACCGCTATTTTACAGATACCGATTTAGAGCTTTTTATCAATACTGCTGTTGAACAGCATACCTACAACCGCACAGACGGTTTTGGAAACCAGATGACCTTGGCTAAGGTACCTGCCGTTGAAGAGTATCCAATTGCCATCCTTGCTGTAATTGAAGCCTTGTGGGCTCTTGCAACAGATGCGTCCTTTGACATTAATATCTTTGCTCCAGACGGAGTTACTATTCCTCGTTCTGAGCGTTACCACCAGCTCGTCAATATGATCAACCAGCGCCAAGAGCAATATAGAACCCTCTGCTCTGCGCTAAATATTGGTCTATGGAGACTTGAGATCGGAACCCTTCGTCGAGTATCTCGTCATACCAACAAGCTTGTTCCTGTCTATATGCCTCAAGAAATTGATGATGCCCGCAAGCCTGAAAGAGTTTATATACAAAATGATATGTTGGGCAGAAGTCCTATGCCGACAACGGCTGCTATTTATGACCTTGTGATATATCAAGGCGACAGCTTCTCAATCATTTTAGATTTCCCAGATACCTACAATATCTCTAACTTAGTATTTAAAGCACAGATCAGAACATATCCAAATGCTCCAGCTAGATACGCAGAGTTCACGGTTACCGTTACAGATCCAGTGCTAAAGAAGATTCAATTATCTTTAACAAAACAACAAACAGCTTACCTACCTGTTCGCGCTTTCTGGGATCTACAAGCAACCTCCACAGTAGATGCTACTTTCCAAAAAACATACATCAAAGGACAGGTGTTCGTAACTCAACAAGTGACGGTTGACTAATGCCAGAAGAAATTCAAATATCGGTATCTCCGCAACCTGAAATTCAAGTATCTATTGGTGGTAATGGCGCCACCGGTCCTACGGGTGCAGCAGGTGCCGCTGGTGCAACAGGTGCTACAGGCGCCACAGGCGCAACTGGTGCTACTGGTTTAACAGGTGCAACAGGGGCCACAGGAGCCACAGGAGCCACTGGTCCACAGGGTCCTATTGGTTTTGTAGGCCCAGAAGGTGATGCGGGTCCTACAGGCGCTACAGGCGCCGCTGGACCAACAGGTGCAACTGGACCTGCGGGTGCGACTGGTGCGACTGGTGCACAAGGAACATCAATAACATTTAGAGGATCAGTTCCCGATCCATCGTATCTTGCTTCACTTGGCGCTACTGCTGCAGTTAACGACGCATATATTGTTGACTCAAATGGAGATCTTTATGTATGGGATGGCGATAGTTGGAACAATGTAGGACAAATTGTTGGTCCTACTGGTCCGCAGGGTGCAACTGGCACAGCGGGTACTAATGGCGCAACAGGTGCTACAGGAGCAACGGGACCTACGGGTGCTACTGGTGTAGCAGGTGCTACGGGTGCTACTGGAGCGACAGGACCACAGGGTGTTTCAGGTCCAACTGGAGCTACAGGTGCAACTGGTGCTACTGGTGCAGATTCACTAATACCAGGACCTGCTGGATCAACTGGTGCCACTGGTGCTACTGGCCCTACAGGAGCTACTGGCGCAGATTCTACTGTGCCCGGACCAACGGGAGCCACTGGTGCAACGGGCGCGACTGGAGATGTTGGAGCAACTGGAGCAACGGGAGCAACTGGAGCAATCGGTGCGACAGGTGCGACGGGAGCAACAGGCGCAACTGGAGCTGATTCAATTGTTCCAGGACCTACTGGTGCCACAGGCGCTACAGGACCTACTGGTGCTACGGGTCCAACTGGAGCAGACTCAACCGTTCAAGGACCCACAGGTCCAACAGGACCTACTGGTGCTCAAGGAACTTCATTAAATATTTTAGGAAGCGTTTCTACTACTGGAGATCTTCCTGCTACTGGTGCTGCTGGTGACGCATATATTGTTGTTGGTGATAACGGTCATCTTTATGTTTGGGATACTGGAACATCTTCATGGGATGATGTTGGACAGATCGTTGGACCAACTGGTGCGACTGGTATTTGGTATGCAAGTGCAACAGCGCCAGCTTCACCTGCACTAGGTGATGTTTGGTTTAATACTAATAACGCAAAAGTTTATGTTTATTACGACAGCTTCTGGGTTGAATGGGCATCTTCAGATGTTGGTCCAACAGGACCCGCAGGTCCAACAGGCCCAACAGGCCCAGCATCTACAGTGCCAGGACCAACCGGATCAGCGGGACCAGCCGGTCCTACAGGTCCAGCTGGAGGTCCAGGACCTGCTGGTGCAACAGGTCCCACAGGTCCTACGGGTCCAACAGGACCAACAGGAGCTACAGGGCCAGCATCTACTGTTCCAGGTCCAACTGG